TCTTGCACAGAATGATGCTCTTCTTTTATTACCCTTCTCTTTAGATGGTGCTTTCAGGTCAGAACCTGGGTTTTCTCTTTCATAAGACTTACGTCCTTTTTCATTGAGCCCACTTTCTTTATTCTTACCAGACTTCTTAGTCCAGGCAGCACCTTCAGAAACATATAAAAATGTTTCTCCAGGTTGTCTGTCAACGATCTTAAAATACATTACTCTACAGTCTGGATATACTTTTTCCAATTCTGCTTGTACTTCAGATCTTTTAGGCATTCTAACCTGAGGGAAGAACATCTTCATTCCATAAGTTCTTCCTTTCCAGGTTAGAATTACATGAATAAGATTTCCTGTTTCTGCGTTTACTCTAGTTGCTTCTTCTAATTCATAGGTATCATAATCTATAGCAGAGGCGACAACTTGAATTGGTTCAGGTTTAATTAAGTCATGAACAACTGCAAAAGTTTCACCATATGCATCAGTCAATTCTATTTCTTCTTTCTTGGTTTTATTGCCCCAGTTAGCAGCACCCTTCTTACGGCACTTAACTAATGCACCAGAAGCATAAGCAGATGGCCATACAGAATAGCGAGACTTGACCTTATGATAACAAGCGTCTTTCTTACCCTCTTCTTTAACCTGAATAAGTTCTACTTCTTCTTTCTTAGTCTTTTTCACGCAATTAGGATATCTCTTTCCAAACATAGTTTTCATACCCTTCTTCTCATATCCTTTCCAACATGCTTCATCAACATAATCTTCAGATACGCCAGATTTTCTGAGTCTCTTTGCCTGACTCTTGTGCATCTCAACAGCCTTATCAAGTTCCTTAGCAATGCCTTTCACACTCTCAGGATTCTTGTGCCCTTCATCAATTCCTACTTCTTCTTTTCTCAGACCTAACTTACCTAGCAAAGATTTTTTCTTAGGTTTGATAGAAGCAGAACCACCTTTCTGACGCTTAGAATATTCTAGATAAGACTCACCGGGTCTCAATTTCTTAGAGTCGTCTTTCTTAGCAGAAGAAGATGAAGATGAAGATGAACCACGATCTTCCCGTGCTCTTTGATTTGCCCCAGGACCACCTAGTTTACGATCTTTATCTGGATCGGGATGCCAATAATCACCTTCGTGAATTAATTCTTCTGTCTTCACGTTGATTGCCTTCCCTGAACGATTTGGATTTGGATCTTTTGCATTTTTTCTGCGGAACGCTGCTTGTTCCTCATCTTTAGAAAGATCTGCTTTCATTTTACTAGAACCGCACTTTGGTTTGGTTGTTTGACCTGGTTGTTTTGCACAGGGTTTTCCTGAGTATTTGCCACCCAACTGAACCCAACCAGGCTTGCCATCAGAAGACTTACTCTTGCCAAACCAGTCACGCAAAGAAGAGTCACCACTCTTTGATTTTTCAATAATAGTTTTAGAGAAGTTTTTGATATCATTTTCAGAAATACCAGATTCATCTGCTGCATCAGCAGTTTCTTTTTCGGTAGCATCGTCTACACTATACTTGTCGTATAGTCTTGGACCATAAGAACAATGTTCTCTGGTTTCTTTTTTTCTACAAAGACGACAATACTTCTTCTCAGACATTATAGCAAAACAATGCTTTTGTTTATTTATGCTCTTATTAGATTTCTATACATCTTGAATACTGTAGAAGTTGCCGTTGTTGGGGTCGCCAGTATTCTTACACTTCCAGAGTTTATATCTGCTGTGAAAGTTGCCAATACTGAACCAGTATTAATCGTTCCAAATTCACTAACATAAACATCTGTTCCATCGTGAACAATATTTAAAGATGTAACATGATATTCTGTACCTCTTGTTATTTGCACCTGATAACTTGCTGATCTATAATCAGTAACACTAAATGTATCTACAGCACTCTGTGAAGTTGATGTTGTGGTTGAAGTTGATGTATTGAGATTGAGGATTACAGGACCACCAATTTCAATACCAGATCTGGCAGTAACAATACCAATAGAATCAACATTAGTTACATCTTCATATGTCAATGTGCCTGCAATAGATACATTTCCAGTAAATGTTGCACTAGATGCTGTTATTACATCAACTTGAATATTTGGAGTTCCAGTTAATCCCTCTGCTATAACTCCAGTTATACTTGCTCCACTACCAACATATGATGAAGCACTAATTTCACCTGCTGATGATATTGTTGCACCAGTTCCTACTGTTAAAGTATCAGTGGAACCATCAAAAATAATTGTTGCCGTTCCAACGCTCAGAGTATCAGTGACTCTAGCATTGCCAACTACAACCATATCTTCAGTAAATGTAGTTCCAGCACCAACAGGATCTACAATTAAACCTGTTGCAGTTACTACACCAACATTTATTCCTTTAGATGAAGTGTTTCCTTGCGTGAGAACACTATCTAAATCTGAAGAACCACCATCTACACCTATCCATTTTCCTGAAGATGCTTCATACTTAAGAAACTTGCCATCAACTTTTGTTGTATCTCTATCAACATCATCTAAGAACTCAAGACGAACTTCCCCACCACCACCTTGAGCATTGACAAGATTTTTAAGATACTCTAGTTCACCACGAATTTTAACAATCTCTGGATCGCTTACATTTTCTCTTATTTCTTCTTTAGACTTTATAGTCTCAAGAATTTTTAGTGCATGATTAACAGTATCTTCATCTTCTACTAAGTCTTCTTCTACTACCTCTTCATTATTTTCAATTAATTCATCTTCTACTTCTTCATCTTCTACTTCTTCATGAGGAACAATTATGGGAGCAACTGCTTCAACAATTTCTTCTTCCTTTTCTTCTACTTCCGTATATAACCAAGACTCTAATGCTGCTATTTGTTTTTTCTGTTCTTCTTTCTTTTTATTATCTTCTTCTATGGATACTTTAACTTGAGAGAACATTGAATCAATATCAATTTCTCCCACAAGAGAACGAACTTCGTCCTCTTTGTCTTTTTTTGCTTTACCTATAGCGGAGAAAAAATCTTTTAAATCAGCAGCCATGATACTATGTACTAATTCCTGCGGTTACTAACGCCATTCCTTCTGCTAATCTTAATTTTGCTTCGGAAGAAGAAGTTAGTCTAATGTCGTAATAATATCTACCAGAATCTAATGGTGTTGTTACACCCGAAGTCATTGCAATAGAAACTTGACCTGTTGCTGAAGTTATTCCCACAGTAAAAGAATGTGATACTAATGCTTCTGAGTGTTTTTTTAATTTTGCCTCAGCAGAATATCCAGTGAGATTTGTAACAGAACCGTCAGATTCTAAAGACGTAAAGGTTTTTGAAAAATCAGAACCTTGTGGAATAGTTATGTTTTTTACTACTTTCGCCATCTCTTTTTTTAATTATTTATGTTCTCGTCTGCTTTTTTAATCATTTTTTGTAACTCTGCAGTAGAACCAACAAATAATGCATTAGTAACGTTTGTTGGTCCCTTTTGAGTATTGGTTTCTTCCACATCTTTTAACTTTTTCTGAAGTTCCATCAGTTTGTCTGTTGCATCAGAAACGCTTTTAATTAACTGACCTGCAACTTCATATGCCCTTGGTTGTTCAGTTTCTTGTGCAAGTTCAAGAATGCCATTAATTGCTTCCTGACCCTTTTCAATAATTGAATATAAGTTACCACGGGTATACTCATAGTCTTTTTGAATATCTTGTGAAGAAAATGATTTGGGTTTGACTGGTTCTATTTCTTTCTTTTCAGCAGGCATTAACTCTCCTGCTATACTAAACGCTTCATCTAAACCATTAAATTTATCAGTCATATTATATTAAAAGAAAGTGTCCCCATCAAATCCAAAATCATCTCCAATTTCAATAAGGTCATTGTCTGCTTGTGTAATTGATTTAAGTGCAGTACCTTTAACGTGGTCTTTGGCGATAGTATTATCTCTTGCTCTGTCAATAGTAATTTTACTACCAGTAACTTTCTTAATATATACAGACTCTCCATCAATTTCAAAGTATGTATCTGCAGTAATATTACTTGCATCATCTACAGTAATACTAGTAGCACTAGATAAAATATCTGCAGAAAGATTAGTTACTACAGAGTTATCATAATCTTTAACTGCTCTTGGAGTAACTTTATATGCAAGATCTCTCTTCTCGGCACTATCTGTATAGTAAGAAAGAGTTGCTTGTTTGATTGGTTCGACTCTTGTGACAGGACCGAACAGATATGTTTTAGCAGTAAATCTTAGAGTATAAAGAAGAACTCTTCTTGTGCTATAGTCTCCTTCATAATCATCCTGCATTGTAATATTTTCTAGAATGATTGGAATATCTCTCTTTTCTTTAATTTGATCTATCAACTCCACACTAAGATTAAATGCAGGTTGGAAGAAAGGTAAAATCTGCTCTACAATTTGTAATGCATCATCATTTAACTTAGACATAATGCTAAGTTCAAATTGCATATTATAAGGAACTGGAGTAAAGACTTTATTTACTTTTTTCTGTGTATCGGGGTCTTTTACTGCAATTTTTTGAGTTGAAGTAACCTTGCGGGAAGAATCATAAGTAAGACCAGTGAACTCAAAAGACATTCTAGGTAATGATATTGCAGTGGACTTATTTAAGTCCCCAGACTGCTCAAGTCTTGCCAAAAACTTTTGTGTAGGTCCATATGAAAGAGGAATTTTCATCACACTAAAATCTGTATCAGAAGCATCTTTCTTCTGAATATTGATATTATTAAAAAGCGTACCAAATGATATGATAGTTTTTCTTAGAATTTCGTGGTAAAAATGCTCAAACATGATTTTTGTTCACTATAATAATATTTAGTTAAGGCATTCCAAAAGGATTTCTTTCAGTAAAGTCTAATATCCCATCTGCTTCAGTTTCAATACTTGTATTTTGAGCAAATCCATCATTTACCGGATCATTGTTAATTGAGAATATGGTGTGAGTAGCAGAAGATGTAGAACCAACAATAGTTTCTCCAACT